CGCAGAGTGGTACCGTCGTTTCAAGAGTGATGTTCTTCCGCGTGACTATGCAGTCTCGAAGGACGGGAAGAAGTCGAAGGTTCCGACGTACTATTGGCGTAAGTTTTCTCGCGAGGAAGATCCGGCTGACGTTGAGGCGATTGCTGAAGCGCGGTTTTTGAGAGCGCAGGGTATGGACCCGGCTGAGTCGAGCGAAGCGCGCCGTAGCGTGCGTGAGGAAGCGGCGTGGCGTAGGCTGCGCTTCTTTGACGGCCGTCATGGTGACGTGCCGGTAAATAACCTTTAGGGAAGGAAGGCTTTTGTATGGTGGACAAGTGCTATGCAGTGTATGACAAGAAGTTGTTCGAGTACGGTAAGATCGTTTGTGCGCGGAACGACGAGCATATTCGTCGTATCGCGGTGGACACGCTGGTTGGGTCCGGCAGTGAGTATGAGAAGCATCCCGACGATTTTGACGTGTACTGCGTCGGGTCGTTCAATTCGGAGAGCGGCGAGCTTTCGGTTGAGCCGCCGCATTTCGTGTGCAACCTGGGCGAGCTGCTCGGAAAGGAAAAGTAGATCATGCGGTCTGTGAATCCATCGCGATTTGCGATGGTGCCGCGGCCTGAAGTTCAGCGTTCGGCGTTTGACGTGAGTCATGCACATAAGACTACGTTTGACGCTGGTTGGCTTGTTCCCGTTCTTTGCCTGGAGATGATGCCGGGTGATCAGGCGAGGATCAAGCTGAACGCGTTGGCCAGGTTGACGGTGCCGATCACTCCGGTGATGGACAATCTGACGTTGGAATCGTTTTTCTTTTTTGTCCCGATGCGTTTGGTGTGGGACAACTGGGAGCGATTCATGGGCGCTCAGGACACGGCAGCGCTGGGGACGACGGAATATCTGGTTCCGGTTGTTCCGGCGTGGTCGGTGAATGATGTGACTGCGATCGGTTCGCTTTTCGACTATTTCGGCGTGCTGAATCGCGGTGTGCTGGGCACTCGTGTGAACGTTTCCGCTCTGCCGTTTCGTGCGTACATGCGGATCTGGAATGAGTGGTTCCGTGATCAGGACCTTCAAGACCCGGTGTATTCGCCTACGGACGATGGTCCGGACAATGATGCCGCGTACACGGTGCAGGTGCGTGGTAAGCAGCATGACTATTTCACGTCGGCTCGGCCGTGGCCGGCGAAGCCTGCGGCGGTGACCGGGACGGGCTCGTCAGGTCTGAATCCGTTCGAGCCAGGCGGTGGCTTTGCTTTGCCGCGTGGTCAGGTGCCGGTTGCCGGTCTCGGTGTTGCGACTGGTACTGGTAGCGCGGTTCCGGGGAGTACGATTAACGAGTCTGGCGGACGTACGCGGTCGTATGCGAATGCGTTCGCTTCGGGTTCGACTTCGTATTTTCTCGAGACGGATCTGACGTTGGCTGGTGCGGCGACCGCGTTCCCGAATTTGCGAGTGTTGATTAATGACATCCGTACGGCGAACCAGATTCAGCTTCTGATGGAGCGGAACGCGCGTGGTGGTACGCGTTACACCGAAATAATTCAGAATCATTTCGGTGTGCGGTCGCCTGACATGCGGTTGCAGCGTCCGGAGTACATCGGTGGTGGTCGTACGTTCGTGAATGTGTCGGCGGTTGCGCAGACGTCGGCAAGTGACCTGACCGGGTCGACGACGGTGCTGGGTGAGCTGGCCGGTATCGGTACCGCAGTGGTGCAGGGTCATGAGGCGTCGACAGCGGTGACGGAGCACGGGTACATCATTGGGCTCGTGAGTGCGCGGCCCGACCTGGCGTACCAGCAAGGTATCAACCGTATGTGGTTCAAACGGTCGCGTTACGATTTTCCGTGGCCGTCTCTGATGCACTTGGGAGAGCAGGCGATCCAGTCGCGTGAGATCTACGCGGACGGCGGCGCGGGCGACGGGAATACGTTCGGTTATCAGGAGCGGTGGTCGGAGTACCGCCAGCATCCGAACCGTATTTCAGGTCGGTTTCGGTCGGACGCGCCGCAGACGTTGGACATCTGGCATTTTGGTGAGCGGTTCACGGTTCGGCCGACGTTGGGCACGAATTTCGTGCGCGTGAACCCGGTGCCAGTTGATCGTGTGTTGCAGGTCGGCGGTCAGGATTTCGAGCAGTTTCTTTGCGACATGCTTTTCGACATCAGGTTGGTGCGTCCGATGCCGATGTTCTCGGTGCCTGGTCTCGGGCCGCGGATCTGATGCCTTTTCCGTGGCTTCCTGCGGCCATGATTGCGAGCGGTGTTGCGAGCAATCTCGCGACGAACGTTGTGAACGCTCGTATGGCTCGTGATCAGCAGAAGTTCCAAGAGCGCATGGCGAATACCGCGCATCAACGTGAGATGGTGGATTTGCGCCGGGCGAATATCAATCCGGCGTTGCGCGGTTTGTCAGGTGCAGAGACGCCGGTAGGTGCACGTGCGGAGATGAGCGATCCGGCGTCGGGTGCGATGAGTGCGCTGAACGTCGCTCGTATGCAGGCGGAAATTGATCTGATCAACGATCAGGCCTTGTTGACGCGGACGCAGGCCGGTTCGATTCAGCAGGAGTGGAATGCTGGAAAGTTTGATCTGATCCGGAATCAGGTTGCGCAAGGTAAGCTGGATTTGCGGTTGGCTGAGGAGATGTTGCCGTTCTTGATTCAGCAGGTGAAGGCGGAGATTTCGTTGACGCAGAGTTCCGCTCGAGCTGCTGCCGCTGGTGCGGCGTTGGACGAGCTCGCTCGAGCGGGAGCGCTGAACGTGTCTCAGTTTGAGGAAGCGATCGGGCGTGCCGGTCCGGCCGCCCGGTTTTTGTTGGAAGTACTGCGTGCGATGCCAGGTGCGGGTCGTATGGTGCCGCGCTCTGGTGGTGTTGCTCCGGTTCCGTCGACGGTGCGGACGCCCGTTCGCGGGCCGGTGTTCCCGTTCCCGAAAGGTGGCCGGTAGTGGCTCAGCGTCAGAAAGACGGAAGGTACAAGCGTGCTGCTCATTCGTTCGATCCGGCCGCCCATTCGGCGGCGCACGGTACGTATATCGATCCGTGCGAGGATCGGTGTCAGCAGCAGTTCACGGAGGAAGTTGACACGCGGAACATCGTGGAGCGGTTCGGCATGGCTGGTGTGCCGGTGTTTCCCGGTCGTGAAGGCGTGTACGGCGACTTCACGGGTCTCTCGGATTTCGCGGACGTGGAAGATCGGATGGACGCGATTTACCGTGATTTCATGCGTTTGCCGGCCGCGGTTCGTGAGAAGTTCGATAATCAGGCCTCGTTGTGGGCCGAGTATGCGGCCGGGAGGTCAGATGATGAGCTCATTGCAGAGCTCGGGTTGGTGAAGGCGCCTCCGGCGGTGCCGGGTGTGCCTTCACCTGGTGCGGCCGGTGCGTCGTCACCTGGTGCGGCGGCCGCGTCGTCTGGTGCGGCGGCGGCGAAGCCTGCGGCGAGTGCGGCGCCGGCCGCGTCGGAAGTAGCTGGTAAGTAGGCGTTTCATTTCGTTGATCAGGGGCCGTGGCCGGCGACCTGGCGGTAGTTTGCCAGGTCGCGGGCTGCGGCCCCTTCGCTTTAGCGTTTCGTTGATTCTACGGCCTTCTGGGCCGTTTTTGCTGTCGGCGACAGCTTTGTTGCTTGTGTACACATAGCTGGTGTACTTGGCGCGCGTGCGCGTTTTCGTGCGCGTGTGGCATTGTTGCAACAGCTTTTGTGGTGTTTATGCAACAGTGTGTTTGTTGTTTGCTACATTTTCCGGTAGGAAATGGTTGGAATGCATTTTGCAGTTTGGAGAACGTCTGTTCTCCCTTTTCTCCTTCGGAGGTTTTATGGTAGAGGCGTTTGTTGATCCGTATGTGCTTCTCCGTGCGTATTTGCTGCTGGCGAAGCCAGTTAACGTGCGTGAGAAGTGTCTTGCTCTGTTGGATCAGATTGAGGCGGAGCGGACGCAGTTGAATTTGTTCGGTGCGGAGTCGACGCCGGACATTGATACGCTAAAGGCGGATGTGGCTGCGGCCGCTGGCGAGCTGGGTGATGTCGGCGCGGATCCGCCGCCGACGAAGAAGCGGGCGCGTTAGTTGCCCGCGCGTGCACACGGTGTGACTTGGTTACCGTGTGCTAGGTGACACGTCAGAGTGTAGATTGGCGTGTCACCTTTTTAGGGCGTCGCGTGGTGACGCCCTCTTTCCTTTCGCCAGGTCAGGAGGTCTTATGCGTCGTCCGGTGAGCCGTCGTAAGGGAGCCCGGTCGTTCCGGAAGAACGTGAGTCGGACGAAGTCGATCAACATTCGTTCTCCCGGCCGCGGCGGATACCGGCTGTAGCTCTGTGGCGTGCTTTCACCCGTTGCCGGGTTATCGTACGCGTGGCGGGACGACGGTCCGGATCGGCCGTCGTCCCGGCGAGGAAGGCGACTTCCTGGAGCTGCCTTGCGGTCGGTGCATTGGGTGTAGAGCTGGGCGAGCTCGTGAGTGGTCGTTGCGTGTGAATCATGAGGCGTCGTTGTATAAGAAGAATGTTTTTGCGACGCTGGATTACTCGCCAGAGAAGTTGAAATCGTGGTCGCTGGAATACCCGGATTTTCAGGGGTTCATGAAGCGTTTGCGGCGTAGAATGGAAGGTCGCATCCGCTTTTTTTGTGCAGGTGAGTACGGTGCTCGGCGTGGTCGGCCGCACTTTCATGCGATCTTGTTCAATACGTGGTTTCCGGATTCCGTCCCCCTGGTGAACGGCACTTATCGTTCAGAGCTGGCGAACAAGATCTGGAGTCATGGTCATGTGGTATTGGGTAGCGTTACGCCGCGTAGTGCCGCTTACGTTGCGGGCTATACTCTCTCCAAGATTTACGGTGATCCTGAAAGCTATGAAGACGTTGTGGATCTATCTACGGGAGAGATTATTTCGCGGCGACCGGAGTTCTGTCGCGTGTCGCTCAAGCCGGGAATCGGCGCAGAGTGGTACCGTCGTTTCAAGAGTGATGTTCTTCCGCGTGACTATGCAGTCTCGAAGGACGGGAAGAAGTCGAAGGTTCCGACGTACTATTGGCGTAAGTTTTCTCGCGAGGAAGAT